GGCAAGGGTCGCCTATACATGGTGATATCTCCTACATACACTATCCTTCAAGACGCAACGATGCGTACTATCTACCAGATTGCCGATGAATTGGAAGTAACAAAGGAAAAGTGGAAACAGCCTCCCCGGCTTGTCCTTTCAAATGGTTCCGAAATTATCTTCCGTTCTGGTGACGACCCTGATCGATTGCGCGGACCTAACTTGTCTGGCATTTGGATGGATGAAGCCTCGCTTATGTCCGAAGAAGTGTTCAGCATCTGCATTGGTCGCCTTCGAGAAGGTGGGCGGATGGGTTTCCTGACCGCAACCTTCACCCCCAAAGGCATGGGCCATTGGACCTACTCGGTATTCGGAAAAGGCGAACGAGACAATACAGCCCTGTTCCGTTCCAAGACTTCCCAAAACCCATTCTTGGCCCGTGAATTCGTTGGGGCGGTTTCCCAGCAATATTCTGACCGGCAAGCATCCCAGGAACTCGACGGGGAATTCGTAGACCAAGAAGGTGCGGAATGGCCCAATTCTCACTTTGGAGAGCATATCTGGGTAGACGATTTCCCAAAGGATTGCGAAACAAAGATAAAGACACTAGCAATTGACCCATCAAAAGGCCGGGATTCAAGGCATGGTGACTATTCCGCAATAGTCCGCCTATCCCGTGACACAAAGGGAATTCTTTATTGTGATGCAACTATGTTGAAGATTGATTCAGAGAAACTGGTCAATAAGTTTGTGGCAGAAGCAATGGATTTCGAGCCGGATGCCTTGATAGTTGAAACAAATCAGTTCCAGCATCTTCTTGCAAAACAAATACTTACAGAGTGTCAAAATCAGGGAACTGATATTCCAATCATCCAACTTTATAATACCATCAATAAGGATGTGCGAATCAGGAGACTCGGACCTTATCTCGCCAACAGGAACATCCGATTTAGGAGATCAGAGGGTTCCAGGCTCCTTGTTGCACAGCTGCGTGAGTTTCCTCTTGGGAAATTCGATGACGGTCCAGATGCCTTGGAAATGGCATTGAGGGCAATGATTGGCATTTGGAATAATCGCCGTACAAGGGTTTCCAGGAGAATCATCGCATGAGCGTATGGCGACAAATCATCGACTTCCTCGTTCCTGGAAAAGCCAATGCACCTGTTTCGCCGGAACACGGCAAAAAAGTCAAAAGACCCCTACGGGAATCGACTCTTACAAGTGATTTCTGGCTTTCTAATTATGTCGATCTACTGGATCGTTTTAGGGATGGCGGGGTATTTGCTTACCCCATCTCAAACCCCCAAGACCGTCGATACGGATCAAACTTCCCCTTCTGGTATTCCGAGCAGCAACTCAGCGTTATCCGCGCCCAAGCTAGACTTGTCGCCACCACCAGTCCAAATGCCCTAGGTCTTCTCAACGGTCTTTGCTCCTATGTCATTGGAGCGGGCTACAACTACCGGATTGGGCCAAAGAGCGATTCCGACATTGATGAAAGCACCATTGCTGCCGTGCAACGGATCGTTGATCGATTCATGTACGAAAACGAATGGGAAACCTTTGAACAGGAAATCTTCACCCGATCCAGAACGGATGGAGAATGCTTCCTGAGATTATTCCCCCAACCATCTGGCAGAATGTTGATACGGACCATTGAACCGGAACAGATCATTCAGCCACCTGGAGAGGATTTCTCCAACTGGTCATACGGGATCGAGACTGATCCAGATGATGTGTTCAACATCATGAATTACCATGTGAATTATTTTGCCCCCAAGGGCGAGGACTTGGAACACGATAAAACTAAGGAAACTCCGCAGGGGGAGATTGTCGCATCTGACCGGATCGTTCATATCAAGTGCAATGTCCCGCGCGCCATCAAGCGGGGTCTATCCGATTTCAGCTACGAAACCCTCGAAACATTTAACATTGCATCGAAGTTGCGCCGAAACCTCGGTGAGGGTGCATCGGTTCAATCGGCTATTGCTGCCGTGCGTCAACACGATGCCGCTTCCCATGCCCAAGTAGAAGCGTTCGTAGAAGAGAATATTGATTACTCTGTGGCCCAGGTTCCTACTGGACGGGCAACTGATTATCAAAGGATTGAACCTGGAACATTCCTCGATATTCCAAAGGGAATGAACTATGTGAAGCCTCCTGGTGCGGATTCTGCAAAAGACCACCTAGATATCTTCCAAGCCCTTCTACGCTCGGCTGGCAACCGACATAACGCACCAGAGTGGTTGTCATCTGCCAATGTGTCTGGCGCAAATTATGCCTCCTCACTTACTGCCGAATCCCCATTCCTTCGCAACTGCGTAAGGCTTCAATCATACTACAAACGGGCGTTCACCAAGGTTGTGTACGAGGCAATTCGTCACGCTGCCCAAATGGGAGAGATACCCATCAACATTCTTGAGAACATCGATTTGATTGTGACTCCTCCAGGAGTGGAGGCCCGTGACAAGATTGCCGATTCCCAAGCCGATCAAATCTACTACAACTTGGGTGTTAAGTCTGTCCAGACTATTGCCCAAGAGCGGGGCTTGGACTTTGAGCAAGAGCAGCACAACATCGACCAGATGCAAGAAAAGCTGGCTGAAGAAATTGTTCCGGGTGAGGATGATGGGACGCAAATGTCTGATTCCGCGCTAAACGGTCTACAGATTGAGAACCTGACGGCAATCGTCATGCGGGTTGCCACAGGTCAGATTCCTGTCTCTGTTGGAAAAGCCATTGCAAAGGCGGCATTCCCATTGATGCCTGAAGAAAACCTGGGCGAGATTTTCCCAGAGGAACTTGAAGCCATTAATAAGCCTTCTCCCAAAGCTGCCGGGGGATTGAAGCCGGTTAAGGAATTGCCAACGGGGGCCGATAAAGATTTGCAGAAACCGCCGGAACCCGACCAACCAATTGCCGAAAACCTGCAAGAAGATGTAAAAGGGGATTACGACCACATTGAATTCCACCCTCCAAAGCAGGTTCGTAGTGCTGCTCAAAAAGGCCTAAAGTTGCGTGAGAAGTATGGCAGGGGCGGAACCGCTGTTGGTCTTGGAAGAGCTAGGGATATTGTTGGCGGCAAGGAAATGACCCCCAAAGTAATTAACAAAATGGTTTCCTTCTTTGCCCGCCATGAAGTCGATAAAAAGGGCGAAGGATGGGGTGTTGATTCTGCTGGCTATATTGCTTGGCTCCTGTGGGGTGGAGATGCCGGTTGGGCCTGGGCTAAAAAGGTTCAAGGTCAAATGGAAGCAGCGGACAAGAATGGATAAAAGAACACGCCAATTCAACGAGGAGTTGGCATCGTTAATCGGAATTCAGAATATCGAATTGCAATATTCGATTAACCGCATTTCCCGCGAGGCTATGGGTATAGTCTCACGGAGGATGCGGTTTGCTACTTCGTATGAACAAATAAACAAGGCATACGATGTTAAGTATAATATTGATATTATTTATTCTGAGATTCAGACATTCATTGAGAAAAAATCAGAAAGATTGATGGAACTCTACTTGAGAAACCTTGGAGTAATTATTACCTCGACTCTAGAAAAATACTCAATGTTGGAAGCAAGGAAGACCATCAACAAGACTTTCTTCCCTGGAGTGCCTAAAGAACAAATCCTCCGAATTATCCGTGGGGAAAATATTGGCAAAAGAATGCTGGCCAAGATGGCGAAAAGCGGAATGTCTCCAACCGTACTTTCATCGCTGGCGTTGATTCAAAACGATCCAATGAAACGACAAAGGATAATTTCTGAATATTTTGTAAGGATGCGAAACAACGCATACACCATTGCCCGCACCGCTATGTCTGGAATGGCTGGAAAAACCGGCAAGGCGGCATACGAGGCTTTGCCCAGGGATTTGGTTGGGTTTCAAGTACATGGGATACTAGATGACAGGATTCGCCCGGCCCATCGAGCTAGAAATGGAACCATATACTACAAGAAACCGCAGTACGAAAATCTTGGCTTAGACCAGATGCCCAATCCGCCTTTGGAGGCAGATGGATCAATAGCATACAATTGCAGGTGCTGGTTAACTCCGATCATGTCATTGGATTCCAATAAGTTTTACGACTTCAAAGGTAGACTTATTCCAAACGCCAAAATATTTGATGAATGGTTTTCGATCAGTTCTAAAGACAGGCAAATATTAGCCATTGGTGTACGAAGGTATAGCGCAGCTGTGAAGCGGTTAAAGAAGGGTGAGAAATTAAAGTGGGAGCAACTGCTTGATCCGGTCACCGGAATGCTGCTCGACGAAAAATCCATAAAGGCCGAATCACCGCAGAAAAGAACGGCCAGGATAAAAAAAGCTAAAAAAATTATTATCGGGACTTGACAGTATAGACGCAATAACCATTATAGAGATATGCAAAATACCGAATTGCTACTTGAAGATTTGAGCGGCCTTGTCCATTTTGGGGCACAACAAGGCGGCAAGAAACTACTTATTGACCGGGAAAAAGGCATAATCAAGGGCGTAAAGATTATAGGGTTCAACTCCCAGAATGGTAGAAAATACCTTCCTGAAGCATTAAAAGATGCCGTACCGATGTACGAGGGTATTAAGGTAAACATCGATCACCCGGAAAAAGGCCCGACCCAGCAGCGGTCTAGCCATGATCGATTTGGCAAATTCATCAATGTTCGCTTCGTGGAGGGTGAGGGAGTATACGGCGATTTGCTGTATCTGAAGAATCACCCGCTAGCCGAATCAGTTTGCGAAGCTGCTGAACGGGAAGAGCTTAACGATGTATTCGGTATGAGTCACAATGCTCAAGGCGAGGGCATGGTGGACAAGAAGAATGTTTTTGTGGTTTCCAAAATCACGGAAGTCCGCCATGTCGATCTCGTCGCAGACCCGGCAACGACAAAGTCACTTACGGAATCGCAAGCTCCAGGAGAGCAGGAAACAGAAGAAGCAGCGGGAAACAGAGTTCGTTATAAGAGCAAAAAACAAGCTGTTGGCGCAAGGCGCAAGTTCACAAAGTCGAAATCCAAGAGCGCAAATAAGCCTACTGGAACTCTGAAAGAAGGCGAAGACGATACAGAGGTTCCTATGCATAATTCAGAAAAAGAGATGAAGGATTTGCATGAGAAAGTCATGCAGATAATCGTCAAGCACGATATGGCTGATGACAAAAAAGCCGACTCAATTATTGATTTGATTTCCAAACAGGTTGGGGGCCAAGAAATGAGCGCAACAGAAGCAATTGAAGAGAAAATGAAATCCAAGATGGAGGAGGCCAAGGACGATGAGAAGTCCTCCGGCAAACCTTCCATGAAGGATGAAAAAGAAGAAGACGAGATCAAGGAAGGTACTTCTGTTTGCGAGAAGTGCGGGTCTTCCTACTCAAAGATGGAAGCCAAGGCCGAAGACGGCGAAGATGAGGATGAAGAAGATGAGGGTCACGAAGACGAGAAGCAAGACAAGAAGATGATGAAGAAAGAGATCAAGAAGGCTATGAAGGAGTCGAAAGACCCTTCCGAAAGGCTTGCATACTACGAAACCAAAGAAGAGATTCGTGAGATTTGCGAAGCTAACAATATCGATTTTGAAGAGACATTTGTCGATGACCTTTCGGGTTTGACTCGCGCCTCTAAGGAGCGTTTGATTAAGCGGATTGCCGCAGCAAACGCATCCGCAAAGCCCAAATGTTCGCCCACTCAGGCTACCTTTCAGGAGTCTAAGAGTGGGGACAAGTTGCCAGAAGGTGAGTCTCTGTTCCGTTGGTTATCTAACTAATCCTAGAAAGGGGTTTTGAGCAATGAGTACGACTTTTGGTGGGGCTAGGCTTTACAAACCAGCAAACGATACGGTTATGAATCTGGCTAGCGCAGCTTCAACCGCTATCACTCCCGGTGATTTGCTGTACTGGGACACTTCGGCAAAGGTTCTGAAACCTTTCGATGTGTATCCAGCAAGTGGAACGATTAACACCGACCAAGTCGCCATCCGCGCGGTTTTCGCTGGAGTAGCACTCCAAGGGAAGTTGGCGGCTGATGCTAGTGCTGGTTACCCAGCTTTCAACGGTGAAGGCATAACCTTCACCCCTGATGCGCTGTACGAAGCAACTTGTGCTTCAACCGCTTTTGAGCCTGGTGATTTGGTTGCAGCTTCGGTTGCAGCAGTAGCTGGTGCGGGCAATGTCGCCGCACAGAGCGTTGTAAAGACCACCGATGCTAGTGAGGCTATCGGTTATGTTGTTGAGCGTTACGCATCGGCAACTACCTCGGTGCGAGTCCGGTTGATTGGGCGATGGTCGCCTTACAACTTCGCTGATTACAACAACCTGGCCTCGGTCTAACAACTAACACCACAAGAAAGGTACTGATCCATGAACACGATGAAGCTTCGCAGTTTGTACGAGTCCCGCAGCAAGGAAGGCAATGGCCGCTGGCGTTTCCTAACCGAAATGCGCCAAGGCCTTGGTCTTTGCGACAAGGACGGCAACGACAACCGGGATTTCGCCGGTAACCTGAAGCTCGGTGAGCGCAGCTTGCGCCCTGAGCAATTCAGCCTTCAAGAGTTGGCCGAATCCATTATTGGCCCAAGCTGGCGTTCTCTGTTCAACCCCGATTCACGGGCACTTGGACAGTACACCCAAGCCGCGTCGATGATGGAAAACAACGGCTATGCTGGTGACAAGCGGGCCTTATTGGAAACAACCGGGTTCGGTCTTGACCCATCCGCCTTCCTTAACATCAACACCTTCACCGCTATCGTTGGCGGTCTGGTGGAAGTTAAGATTCTGGAAGCCTTCCAGAACCCTGCCCTGATTGCTGATCGTCTGATGCCCGTCGAGGCTACCAAGCTTAACGGTCAGAAGATCATCGGCGTTCAGAACATTGGTGACCGTGGTCGCAAACGCGCCCCCGGTGAAACCCACACCAGGGCACAGTTCGGTGAGCGTTGGATTCAGACTCCAGAGACCCGTGAAAACGCACTCGCCATCGATGTGCTGAAAGAAACGGTGTTCTTTGACCTGACTGGTCAGATTCTCCAACAGGCTAGCAATGTTGGTCTTGAGCTTGCATACCGCAAAGAGTTGGAAGTTATCGACACTATAATCGGTGTGAATAACTCCTTCATCTACAACGGTACGAGTTACAACACCTATCAAACCAGCCGGACCCTGGGTGTTCTGAACTCCCATACCAACCAGCTGATTGACTGGACCTCACTCCAGTCAACATTGCTTCTTTTCAGTCGCATGGAAGACCCACATACTGGCAAGCGTCTTCTGATCACGCCTAACACCCTCTTGGTGAATCCAGCCAAGTTGGCAACGGCTAATCTGATTACGGGTTCCAACTCGACTGAAAGGCGTACTGCCCCAGGTTCTACCCAGTCTAGTGCTTCTGAACTGAACATCAGCACGGGAAGTGGCTATCCATACTCCGGTCAGTTCCAGATTCTCTCCAGCCCTCTGTTCGAGCAGCGCGCTCTCGCAGCGGATGGTCTGAACCTGAACCAAGGCAACTCTGATGGCTTGTGGTTCATGATGGAAGCCGGGAAGAGCTTCAAGTACATGCAGAACTACCCGCTGACTGTTCAGCAGGCTGCACCTAACCAGTACGAAATGCTTGATCGTGGTATCGTTGCGAGCTACTTCGCCAACGAGCGCGGTATCCCAAGCATCTGGTCACCTTGGCATGTTGTTAAGAACAACAATGCCTAATTAGAGGTAATGAGCTAATGCAACCCACCCAGCAAAAGCCTCAAGTATCTCAGCCGGTAATGCGCCCTTGGGAGGTCTCAGGAATGGGACTCCCAAGGGTGTTTATCCAAGCTTATACGAGAGAGCAAGCAAGGAACGAATATCGAATTCGTTTCCATTTGCACGAATCAAGACCCGTCACAGCAACGGAGTTTAAAGATGGCAGCTGAAAGTGATCTTGATGCTGCTGTAGACAATCTCGCCGCAGCAATAAAGCAGGCGACGATTGATCCCAAGCCAAACTACACGGTTGACGGTCAGACTGTTAACTGGGGCGATTACCTGCATATTTTAACAACAAAAATGGAAACCCTGGTGAAGGTTCGCCAACTTGTGGCTGGTCCTTATCAGCGTATGACGAGGATGAAATCCAAATGAAATACGCAGTTGTTAATGCTTCCGCATCTGGATCAAACACAGTTGTTGCAGCAGTTGCGAACAAGAGGATTCGTGTCCTTTCCTATGTAATTATTGCTGCTGGTGATGTATCCGTCACTTGGCAATCGGCTTCAACTGCTATTAGCGGTGTAATGGCATTGGCAGCAAATGGTGGTGCTGCTCCCGCTGCTGGACAAGCCGTTCCAGCCGGACTGATTGGTCAATTTGAAACCAACCAGGGTGAAGCACTCACCATGAATCTCTCTGCTGCAATCGCAGTTGGTGGTCATCTAACCTACTTGGTAACTGATTAATGGCACTAGGCGTACTTTTTGAGCTTCGTTATGAATCTCCAAAGGGTGTGCCAGATTGGTACAGCCCTGCGAAGGTTTCCACGAAAATCAGGAATGTCGCCAAGGACATTATCAAGCAGCACAAGCAAGATATAAGCGAGAATTACTACCCAAGCAGAGTTGCATCAGACCCTGATCATTTTCCCAAAAAGAGAACTGGCAAGCTTCGCAAAAGCGTCAGGATGCAACCAACCAGCATTACCGCTAAAGCTTTCAAAAAGATAACCCAGCTTGTTGTTGAGCTTGGATACGACGAGCAAACCTTGGGTTCCTATGCCTACTGGAAAGCGTTGCACTCAGGCAAGCGCATGAGGGGGCCAAGGCTGATGCTCGATGCTACTGCCATGAGTGTCATCCAGGTTTCCTTGGCCAAAAGCAATCCTGATCCGTGGACTCCTCAAGCGGAATGGAAACCGCTTTCGTGGAATGTCAGGGAGATGGGCAAATGATCACCCTAGATATTTCTGGTGATTTTGCAATCTTCGATAACACAGAAGTTGTGACGATTAAGAATACAAACGAAGATCCAGTAACAATTGATAATGTCAAAAGACAGTCTGCAATGCTTGGGACGGATTTGGGCGGTTCTTCTATTGTTTACGGAGCAGCAATTGAATTTCAAATCTGGAAAAGTTCCGTTCAATCATCGTATTTTGTTGATGGCGAAGGTAATCAAGTGATTTCTGATGACCTATACACAGTCATTGATTTTGGTGGAGTCGATTTTATTCCAAGATTAAACGCCAGAATTACTGATAAATTTGGCAAGCATTACCGGGTAGATTCAATTGAAGACATGGCTTGGCGCACAAAGTGGAGTCTAAAAGCAACATCCGAAGCGTCAGAAGGCACTAACTAATGTCCAGCGTTTTCTTTGAGATAATGAGCGCGGTAAGGGACAGGGTTAAAGCTCTGCCGAATGCGAATAATTGTGTCATCAGGAAGCGGCCAATACTTCTCCAAGAAGACTCATTGCCAGTAATAATCATCTCACCTGGTCAAGAGCAGGTGGCAGAAGAGGCTTTTCAGAACACAGTTGTCTACAACTACTCAATTGAGATAAGCATCATCCAAGCCGGAAATCGCGTCTACGAGGCCGATGTGGCAACCCTGTTCGATCTAAGGCAATCCATAAGGAATGTCCTGTTCCAACCCCTTCTGGATGGTGCTGTGACGGTATATGACTGCCAATTGGAAACTAATCCGGCTTTTGAGGTTGTAACTGGGCAAGCAAGTAATTACGATATTTCAGGTATGGTAATTACTTATAAGAGTATCGAAACGAGGATTTCTTAATGGCAATTACTCATACCGCTGGTATTACATTCAGTTCAAATAATGGTTCGCCAACCGTATTTTCAATCAGCCAAGCCGCTGATGGCGAGATTAATTTGGATGTTGTGATTGCCGCAGCAGCATCTAACTTCTCAATTGTCTGTCCAATCTCGTCTTCCTTGGTCAAGTCAGTACTGATTTACGCTGATGCGGCAATGACAGTACTCACCAAGAATAGCGGTGGCACAACGGTTAACACCTTCACGATGGTAGCCAATAAGCCATTGCTATGGCAATTTGGTTTCCCGACAGCCTGCCCCATTACAGGGGATTGTGCGACATTGTCCGTGACCAGCACTCCAGGTGGCAATCTCCGAGTGTCAGTCCTTGAGGATGTATAATGGCACTTAGTCTGGCATCTGTAACCGGCAATCTGTCTTGGACGCAAACCAAGACGAATACCGGATTTCAGGACAGCATTCAAGGACTTGATGCCGTCTCCGCATCTGCGTCACCAGCCATTACAGGGGCTACTCCTGCGAATGTTGTTTATGCTGAGCAAAGAACCCTTGCTGCTGCTGGAACGCAAACCTACGACCTGCAAAGCATGACTGACTTTTTGAATCAGTCCTTGGTTATGACCAGGGCATATGCAATTGCAATTTCATGTTCTTCTGGACAGGTCACTCTCCAGCAGGGAGCAACGAATCCACTTACTTGGCCATTATCTGGAACCGCCCCAGCGTTGGTTGTAACGAGCGGTAGTTTCTTTATTCTTGGACAGACGACCGCGCAAGCAGTAAGCGGAAGTGCCAAGACCTTGAAAATCACAGCTGGTGGTTCTGGGGCAACTTACAAAATCGCTATCTTGGGAGGTCAATAATATGCCGTTCTATGCTGGTAAAGGTGGTTCTTTTACAATTGGTGCTACAGCTTATCCGATGGATACCTGGAGCATTTCAATTGATGTAGATGAAGTCGAAGTGACCAACTTTCAGTCTTCTGGCAATAAATCATTGATTGCCGGTGTGCAGGGTGGTTCTGTTTCGGCATCTGGGCCTTATGGTGGCGGCACAATTACTGCTGGTACTTTGGCCAATTTCACATTCGGCATTGCAACCGCAGTAAGTGTTGGAACATTCCAAGTCCTTATCACTTCTGTCAAAATTGATACGAGCGTTAAGGAGAAGGCAACCATTGAGGTTACTGGATCGCTTGCAGCAAACCTGGGGTAATCTGAATGCCAGGACCGCTTGGTGATTATCCAACAAGAACAACCACATCCCCGTTCTATTCTGGTTATAGAGCGGGGTTGAAGTTTGATGACATATTCATGCAGGCTGATAGCTGGTCTGCTGAAATAAAAGA